CAGTCCCGGTACCATCTGAGTACGGGGATTTACCCGTAGGACGCGAAAGGAACACCAATGACCACCACGACCGCCACGATGACCCCCAGCGAGCGCATGGACGCCGCGAACGCCGCGGCCTTCAAGGCGACGGTAGAGACGCTCAACTACCGGCGCGCGGAGCTGGCGACCAGCATCTACCACCTCGCCATCGCCGCCACGACCATGCATGCGGCCCTGAACCTCGACCACGCGCCTTGCTCGGTCACGGATACGGCGCTGGCCATCGCCACCGTCGAAGGCATCCGCGACGCCCTACGCGCCGAGGACCGCGCATGCGCCGCCAAGCTCGCCTACCTCGGCCAGCAAGAGGTCTAGCCGCCAACGCGCAGCCCCCGGTACCGCGCGGTACCGGGGGCTGCCTCGTTTTGGGCGATGCTGCTGCCTGGCCGGCGTACCGCGCGGTACGCCGGCCAGATGGGCTACCGGTGGGTAGTACCAACGGCGGCCGCGCCATCAGCCGCTTGCGTATACCGTAGCGTACCGGTATGATCCTGGTACGGGGATTTACCCGTAGGAGTCGAAGGGACGAACGATGAACGCCAGCAAGCTAATGTGGGAAATCCTCGAAGACGAGAGCCTTTCCGGCGCGCACCTCGAAACAATCGCCCGCTGCATCAACGAGCGAGCCGCGCGCAAGACGCGAGCCGAGCGCATCGCCGCCTTGGGCGGGCCCGCGAGCAAGCTAAGCCTCCGGCAGCGCCTTGCTTGCTGGTTGATCGGGGCATAGGATGCAAGCAAGCAACAGCCTACCGCTGATGACCGGCGCGGCGCTGGCGCGCAAGGCCAAGCGCGTAGCCGCCTACGCCGTAGAGCGAGCGACCGAGCAAGTAGCGGCGCGCGAGCGTTGGTACGGCGAGGAGCCGTGCGCCTACCGCGCGGCGGCGTTGGCCGATGCGCGCGGGGAGCTGGAGCGAGCCAGCGCCGCCGCGGCCGGGTGCGGCGTGCGCCTACCGCGCAGCGCGTAACGGCGGTACGCGCCAACGTGACCCCAAAGACCGGCGCCCTTTGGGGTCACGCCCGTCCCGGTAGGCGCCCCCCGGCATGGCCGGCGCGCCGCCCCGGTACGCCTGGCCGTTGCGCAGCCTGCACGCTATAAAAGGGCGCGCCGGCCAGATGGGCTACCCGGCCTAGTACCATCGGCTACCGCGCCGGAAAGGGCTTGCGTATACCGTTGCGCGCCGGTATCTTGAAGTACGGGGAGTTACCCGTAGGAGCCGAAAGGGAAACAAATGAAGCTGACGATCAAGACCCAGGTAGCGAGCCTCCAGACCCGCCGCGACGCGAACGCCGCGCGCTTGGTAGCCATCTCGGAGCTAATCGCTCGCCTACCGTATATGCAGGAAAACAACTTCAACGCCGGTCCGGCCGGGATCGCGCGCATCGCCACCCTCAACGCCGAAGCCTCTACCCTTACCGCCGAGAACGCCGGGATCGGCTCCGCGCTACGCGCCATGGCTACCGGCGCACGGTAGACGCGCCTTCCCCCAAGCCCCCCGGTACGCGGTACCGGGGGGCTTTTCCGTTTCCGGCGCTCGCCTGGCCGGCGCGCCGTAGGGTACACGCCGCCCCGGCGCCGCGCCGGCTACCCGGAACGGCGCGCCACGTCCCCCGGTACGCCGCGTTCGTTCTCGGCAACGGTAGGAAGTGGCAGGCCGGCGGGGTCTTGGCCGTGTGCGCCAACGTGGCGCGGTTGTGGGGGTTGCGCGCCGGGGCGGCGCGGTACCGGCGCGCTGGCCGGCGGCCGCGCCGGCCATCTGGGCTATGCCAGGCTGGTACCTCCGGCGCGCCGGCGCACGGGGTTTGCAGGATACCGCTACGTAGCGGTATCATCCGGCTACGGGGTTTTCCCGTAGGAGCCGAAAGGAAGCTACCGCCATGGACCACTACAACCGCCTATACCAACCGAGCAATCCAGCGCCGACGCTCCGGCGCACCAGCCTCGTGCAGGAAGCGGCCAACTTCGCCGCTTACGACGCCTACGGCGACGCCTTGCGCCGGTACGGCCGCACCGATCAGCGCACGCTCGACGCCCACGCCGATTGGGTGCGCATCGCCACAGGTACTAGCCGCTGATGGTACCTCCGGGGGACGGCGCGCCGTGCCGCCCCCTGGCCCTTGCGTATACCGGTACGTGCCGGTATCATCCTGTTACGGGGATTTACCCGTAGCAGCCGAAAGGAACCCACATGTACCAGCCCTCCCCCGAAATGCAAGCCAGCATCGCCGGCATCCGCGAGCGCAGCGCCTACGGCGACGAGAACCGCGCCGCCGCCGCTAAGGCCCGCGCCGCGGACCGAGCGGCCGACGCGCTGGTCGCCAGCCGCATGGCGGCGCGCCGCCGCCCTCAGTCGGTCCTGGCCACCGAAGCCGACTGGCAGGCGTTCAGCGCCGCCGTGGACGCCGCCCTCGCCGCCGACAAGGCGCGCGACCTGCAAGCAAGCCTCGACCGCTTGGTAGCGGACGAATGGAACCCCCAGCAAGGCGCGCGCGTCCTCCGCGTATGCGGGCTGGGCGAAACCCCCCTGTACGTGGTACACGGCGCGTCCGGCGCGCAGCGCGGCGGCTTCGCTACCCGCGAGGAAGCGACCGAATGGATGCTCGCTCGCTACATCAAGGATCAAGGCGCGCTGTACGCGGACGATCCCCGCGGCGCGGCCGAGGAGGAGGAGCACCTCGCGGAGATGGTCGAAGGCCGAGCGAGCAACCCCGCGTACCAGAGCAACGACCTGGAGGAGGAGCTTGCCGACGCGATGCTGGGCGAGCGCCGGTAGCCGCGCCGCCCCAGCCCCCGGTACCGCGCGTACCGGGGGCTTTCGCGTCCCCGGCGCTGGCCGGGGCGGCGCGCCGGCCGAAGGTACCAGCGCCGACTAGCCCAGATGGCCGGCGCGCCGACCAGCCCTTGCGTATACTGGTACGTAGCGGTATCATCCAGGTACGGGGCTTTACCCGTAGGAGCGAAAGGATACACGCATGGCCCTTACCCGCGACACCTACTCCACCTACAAGCGCGCATGGAACCGCGCCGCCGCCGCGCGCGCCGAGCGGGCGCACCCGACCAATACCCCCGGCTCGCTGCTTCTGCAGGAGGAGTGGAACGCGCGCCAGAAGGTCCGCTCGCTTGAATACCTGCTCGCCCACCTACCAAGCGACCCGGCGTTCGACACCTTCCGCGCCGACTACCAAGCGGAGCGCGAGACCCTACTCGCCCTGCTCCTCGAAGTGCTGGCCTAGCCCCCCGCCGCCACGCCCCCCGGTATGCCCTACCGGGGGGCTTTGCCGTTTCCGGCGCGCCGGGGCGGCGCGTGCCAGGCGCACCCGGTAGCCGGCCATCTGGGCTACGCCGGCGTGGTACCAACGGCGGTACCACCGGCCAGCGCTCCGTGGCGCTTGCGTATACCGTTGCGTAGCGGTATCATCCGAGTACGGCGCGTAGCCGCGAAGCGAAAGGGGACCGACATGACGATGATGATTATGCTGGGGATGGTCGCCGCGGCCATGCTCCTCGCCGCCATGGCCCACACCTGGGTCAGCGAAGCCGCCAGCCGCGACGAGGTACGCCGGGTTGACGCGCGGATCGCCGCGCGCCGCCAGCGCGCCAGCGCGCGGTACTAGCCACCGAGCGACGCCGCCGGTACCGTACCGGCGCGAGAGGAAAGGAAGCAACCACCATGGCCCGCGAAACCACCAGCCAACTCCTGGAGCAAGCCACCGCCCTCGAAGCGACCATCTACCGCATCGGGTATGACGCCTACCCCGGCGCGCCGACCGGCATCGCCGCCGACCACCTTGCCTGCGCCGAGCGTGAGGTTGCCGACCTGCACGCCCGCATCCGCGCCAACGGCGACGGCATCATCCTGGGCGACGCTCCCTCGCTCGGGCCCAACGGCAACCTGGGCTATGCCCAGATGGTCTCGCTCATGACCGGCACGCCTCCCTCCGAGGTACCCCCCTACATCCTGACCGCCGCCGAGCAAGCCAGCCTCGACGCGCAGGAGCAGCAGCTCATTGACGACGAGCAGGCGCGAAGCGCGCCGCGCCCTTGGTAGCCGGATAGGAAAGGGAGCAACCGCCATGACCGACGCCGACCGCGACCGCTGCCGACTCGAACAAGACCGCTTGATCGCTCTCTGCGAGGAGCTTGGCTTCGACCTCTCCTTGCCCTTCTGTAGCCTCCCCGGCGCGCCAACGGTAGCACGCCTGCTCGTCGCCATCTACCCGGAATGGCTCGGAGCCATCGTGGCTACGGCCAACTCCCTCGCCTACCGCGCCGACTAGGAAAGGAAGCGCCGCTCGCTACCCTCGCCCTTGCTCCCTGTGGGGTCAGGGAGCAAGGGCTATTGGCGGTTTCACCCCTCGCCTGGCCGGCTACCGCGCCGGCCGGAAGCACGCCGGTCCCTCCCTCAGCAAGCGTGACACGCCCGTTCCAAAACGACCGTCGCCGGTTACAACCTCGCGCCGGGGCGGCGCGCTGTCGCGCGACGTTGCCCCACACGCCCCCGCTGCCGGCAGCGCGAGGCATCGTTGGCCTGACGCCCCTGCCCAAATGTCGCCCAACCGGCCTGGGGCATCGTGGCGCGTTTCTGGGCGGCTTCCAAAAGCCTGCCAGTATAGGCCAAAGCGAAATCTAACGCGGCGTGTCGGGCAACGTCGGGGTGCGTTTTTCGCCGGTTTCCGCGCCGGAAACGGCTCCCCGGCGAGGCCGCGCGGCCGACATTCCTAGCACGCCCTCCGCTCCCTCGCCCGACACTTATGCCATACCCGCCGGCCGGGTGCGCGCTCGCGTGCCTCGCCGCTCGCTCCCCCCCCTTGCTCTCGCAACGAAGGACGCTCGCTTGGACTCGGCCTGGACCATGTACCTCGGTAACGCCCTGACCTTGCTCCCGGACCTCGCGCCGGCCAGCATCGGCTGCGTCGTCACCTCTCCCCCGTATGCCATGCAACGCAAAGACTTCTATGCCAGCATCGAGGAAGCGGACTACCCGGCGTGGACGGTCGCCTGGCTGGACGCCCTACGCCCAGCCCTTGCTCCCGGAGCAAGCGTCCTCATCAACATCCGCGAGCACATCCGCGACGGCGTCATGGCCGACTACGTGCACCGTACCCGGCTCGCCGTCCGCGAAGCCGGCTGGTTCGAGCACGAGGAACTCGTCTGGTGCAAGCCCGACGCTCCCCCGCTCGGCCCTAATGCCTTCCCCCGGCGCGCCTGGGAACGGGTGCTCTGGTTCAGCCAGAGCCGCCGGCCCTACTCCGACCCGAAGGCCAACGGCACGCCGAGCAAGCTCATCGGCATGCGGCCGGCCAACCCCGGTATCGAGCGAGTAGGCGGTCACTCGGACGGCTACCGCGACGGCATCGCCCGTTGCACGAACGTCATCACCATCCCCGTTGGCGGCAACACCAGCCGCCTGCGCTCTCCCGGCCATACCGCCGCTTTCCCCCCGGCGCTCGCCGCCTGGCTCATACGCCTGGCATGCCCCCCCGGCGCCACCGTCCTTGACCCCTTCGCCGGCTCCGGCTCGTCCGGCCTGGCCGCCATGGGCGAAGGACGGTCCTTCGTCGGCATCGAACTGGATGCCCCGACCTTCTGGCAAGCGAGCGAACGCCTGCACGCCTACGTCGTCGCCAAGGAGACCCCTCTTGCCTCTTGACCCCAACCTCGCCGTCCTCGTCCCCATCGAGCGGCTCCACGCCCACCCGGAAAACCCCCGGCGCATCGATCAGGGTAAGCTCCAAGCGTTGCAACACGCGCTGGCAAGCGACCCGACCATGCTTTGGCAGCGACCGCTCGGCGCCCGCTACGACGGCACCGTCTACATGGGCAACATGCGGCTGCAAGCAGCCGCCGCCCTCGGTTGGACCGAGCTACCGGTGGTTTACGAAGACCTGGACCCCATCGAGGAGATGCAGCGCATGGTGCGCGACAATCGCGAGTACGGCGAGGACGACGACGACAAGCTGGCAACGCTGCTTGCTACCCTCGACGCCGCCGACGCCGACCTCTCGCTCACCGGTTTGGACGAGCAGCGCGTGGCTGACTTGCTCGCTTCCGTAGCCGGCGAAGGCCAGGGCGGCGCAGCCGGCGACCCCGCCGATGCCTTCCTTTCCCTCTCCGACCGCTTCGGCATCGTGCCCTTCTCCGTGCTCGACGCCCGCCAGGGGCCATGGCTGCAGCGCAAGCGAGCCTGGCTCGGCATCGGCCTAGTCTCCGAGATCGGCCGCGGCAATGACAACGACAAGACGGCCAAGGGCCTGACCTACTCCGTTAGCTCGCAGCCCATTAGCGCCTACAAGGAGAAGGAAGCGTACCAAGCGAAGCTCGGCCGCGAAGTCTCCTGGCCGGAATTCCTGACCGCTCACCCCGGCGCCGCCAAGCAAAGCGGTACCTCCATCTTCGATCCCGTCGTCTGCGAACTCGCCTACCGGTGGTTTTCCGCGCCGGGGGCCATCGTCCTTGACCCCTTCGCCGGTGGCTCGGTACGCGGCGTCGTGGCCGCCTTGCTCGGCCGCCAGTACGTCGGCATCGACCTCAGCGAGCGTCAGGTGCAAGCGAACCGCGACCAATGGGACGCTATCCTCGCCCGGCTACCGCAGGACGCCACGCCGGCCAGCGCCGTCCCGGCGCTGGCCGCGCCTCCCCCGGTAGGCGTCGCCCCCGACGCCCTCACCCCCGTTGAGGAGCATCGCCTACCGAACGGCGGCGCCGTCTGGCTGAAGCGCGACGATACCTGCACCATCGCCGGGGTGACCGGAGGTAAGGTCCGTTCCTGCTGGGCATTGGCTCAGGGAGCAACCGGCCTCACCACCGCCGGCAGCAAGGAATCCCTGCAAGTCAACATCGTCGCCCACATCGCCAAGGAGCTCGGTATCCCGTGCCGGGTGCATGTCCCCTCCGGCACCCTCACGCCGGAACTACGGAGCGCTCAAGCAGCCGGCGCCGAGATCGTCCAGCACGTCCCCGGCCATAATGTCGTCATCAGCGCCCGCGCGCGGGAAGACGCCGCGGCGCGCGGCTGGCGCGAGATCCCGTTCGGCATGGAGCACGAGGTCGCCGTCGAGCAGACGAGCAGCCAGATAGTCAACCTCCCCGGCAACGCTACCCGCCTCGTCGTACCCGTTGGCTTCGGCATGTCCCTGGCCGGTATCCTCCACGGCTTGCGCCGCGCCGGTAACACCCTGCCCGTCCTCGGCGTCTGCGTCGGAGCCTCACCGACAAAGCGCCTGGCGAAGTATGCCCCGACCGGCTGGGCCAAGCAGGCGACCCTCGTCACCAGCAAGCTCGACTACCATGCCCATGCGCCGGTAACGACGCTCGACGGCGTGGCCCTTGACCCCATCTATGAGGCCAAGTGCTTGCCGTACCTCCAAGCGGGCGACGTGCTCTGGTGCGTCGGCATCCGCGAGACCGCCACGGCGACCGCCGTAGACGGCATGGCCAGCCATCCCGACCCGGTATGGCTGGCCGGCGACAGCGCCAGCGAGCTACCGCTCCGCACCGACCTCGACGCCGACCTGCTGTTCTCCTGCCCGCCCTACGCCGACCTGGAGCGGTATAGCGACGACGCCGCCGACCTCTCCACGATGCCCTACGACGACTTCCTCGTCGTCTACCGCGACATCATTACCAAGGCAGCGGCGCGCCTTAAGGATGATCGCTTCGCCGTCTGGGTGGTAGGCGACATACGCAGCAAGCGCACCGGCAACTACCGCAACTTCGTCTCCGACACCATTGCCGCCTTTGCCGACGCCGGTATGGCCCTCTACAACGAAGCGATCCTCGTGACCGCTATCGGCTCGCTCGCCGTGCGCGTGGGCAAGCAATTCACCGTCGCCCGCAAGCTCGGCAAGACGCACCAGCAAATCCTGGTGTTCCTGAAGGGGGACGCGCGCGCCGCTACCGCCGCGGCCGGCGCCGTCGAAGGCCAGTATGCCCTGCCCGACCCCAGCGCCGCGGACATGGCCGAGCAAGCCGACGACACCGCTCCCCTTGACGAAGCCGCATGAGCGAGCCAACAGACATGGCTACCCACGTCCAGACCGCCGCGCTCAAGGAAGCGTTCCTCAACGCCTTCGGCGTGACGGGTAACGTCAGCCGCGCATGCCGCCAGACCGGTACCCCCCGGCGCAACGTCTACTTCTGGCTCCAGCAAGATCCCGGCTTCGGCCTGGCATACCGCGAAGCGGAACTGATGGCCGAGGACGTGTTGGAGCAAGCCGCCTGGGAGAGGGCCGTCACCGGCGTCAAGCACGAGAAGCGAGCCTACGCCGGGGGCGCCCTCATCGACACGCTCGTGGAAACCGAGTACAGCGACACCTTGCTCATCTTCCTCCTGAAAGCGAGGAACCCCCGTAAGTACCGAGAGAAGGTCACGATTGACTACGCTGACCTCCCCACCGACCAGCTCCTTGCTGAAGCCCGCGCCCTCGGTCTTGCCCCGCTCGCCTTTGACCCCTCCCTCCCAGCAGATGGAAGCGGAACTGGTACGCCGGCGCTTGGGGTTGGAGACCGAACTACGGCGCCGGAAGCTCCTGCCCCCGCTGGACGCCAACGCCGCGCCAAGCCTCGACCTCCTGGCCTGGAGCACGCAGCATAGGATCATCAACGGCCAGCCCTTCACCGTCTCGGCTCCGTTGCTCGACCTCTACCGCTCTACCCATCCCAACGTCGTCGTCATGAAGGCGGCGCAGGTCGCTATCTCCGAGTGGCTCATCAACCTGGCCTTCTGGGCTGCCGACAGCCGCGCCGGCGGCCGCGGCAACGTCATGTACCTGTTTCCGAAAGCTGCCCAGATGGGCGACTTCTCGCGCGCCCGCGTCCAGAAGCCGGTAGACGAGTCGCCCTACCTGCGCGCGCGTACCGGCAGGGGCAGCCCGGAGGGGGAGGCCGCGACGCCGGGGCGGCGCGTGGGGAAGGCGACGGCCAACGTCGGCTTGCGCCAGATCGGCCCTGGCTTCCTCTACCTGCGCGGCTCCCAGAACCGCGACTCCTTGCTCTCGGTAGACGCCGACCTGCTCTGCCTGGACGAGGTAGCGCAGTACACGGCCGGCACGCTGGACGTGGCCGCGCGCCGTCTCGGCTCCTCGGCCTTCGCCTGGCAACGCGCCGGCAGCACGCCGCGCTACCCCAAGGACGAGATGGGTGTCCTCTGGGACCAATCCACCCAACGCGCCTACCATAGCCGCTGCCCCGGCTGCGGCTCCTGGCAATGCCTCCAGGTCATGACCCACCTTGACCCGACGACGGCCACCGTGCGCTGCGCCGCCTGCAACGCCGACATGACCGCCGCTCGCCTGGCCCCCGGCGAGTGGATCGCCGCCTCTCCCGGCAGGCAATGGGAGGGCTACCACGTCAATAAGCTGCTCTCGCCGCGCGTCGACCTGGCCGTCCTGGCCGCTACGCAGCGGCGCGTGCTCGACGGCCGTACCAGCGCCAGCGAGACCCAGGAGTTCTACAACTCCGACTGCGGCATCCCGTGGCTGCCCGCCGGGGGGGCTATGGACGCCGCACAGCTGGATGCCTGTATGTCGGATGACACCTTTAGCACCCTGCCTACCGCCGCCAAGGACAGTGTCATGGGCGTGGACGTCGGCGCGCGCCTACACATCCGCATCAACACCGCCGAACGCGACGGCCGCGCCCGCGCTGCCCTCGTGGATAGCGTCCGGACGTTTGAGGAGTTGGACGCCCTGATGGTGCGCTTCAACGTCTCGACCTGCGTTATCGACGCCAACCCCGAAACCCGTAAGGCCCGCGAGTTTGCCGAGCGTTGGCCCGGCAGAGTCACCGTCGCGTACTACCCCAATTGGGGAGCCGACCAGGCAAACGAACTCTGCACCTGGTCAAAGGACGAACCCGTCGTCAAGATCAACCGGACGGCGGCGCTCGATGCCGTACAAGCCATGGTCGCCCAACGGCGGCTGATCCTGCCCCAGGGCGCCTACGCGCTCGGGGGCGACACCGACCGCGCCGGCCACGGCGAGTACTACCGTCACATGAGCAGCCCGATCCGGGTCATCGCCGACAACAGCCGGGGCAACCCGACGCCGCACTACGAGCAAAACGGACCCGACCACTATGCCCACGCCGAGGTCTACGCCTACGTAGCGGCGCAGCAGCAGGGGGGCTTGCCCTTCGGCTGGTACCGCCAGGACGACGCCTTTATGGAAAAGGTAGAGCGCGGCGGCAAGCCGCCGGAGGACACCGCGGAGACCCGTCGCGAGGCACAGAAGCGAGCCATCTTGAACGCCATGGGCTTCGCGTAAATGAGAGGCATCCCCCTTGGCCCAACGTAGCATCCTCGCCACCGTCGGCAGCGCCTTGCGCGCCGGCGTCTCCGGCATGGTCGATTGGAAGCGCGCCTCCAGCGCCAACATCACCCTCATCCCGTCCTACCTCGCCAACCTCCTGTGGCTCATCTCGACCAAGTTCTGGGAGCTTGCCAGGGAGGGCTACGCCGGGAACGCCGCCGTCTACGCCTGTCTGCGCGTGCTCTGCGCCGCCGTCTCCGAGCCGCCCCTGATCGCCGTTATGCGCGACCCCTCGACCGGCAACGAAACCCCCCTGCCCTGGGACCATCCGCTGGTCAAGCTCATGGAAAACCCCAACGAACTCATGACCGGCCACGCTATGTGGGAGCTAACGGAGTTGTACGTCGGCATCACCGGCAGGGCTTGCTGGTGGAAGGAACGGGACCGTACCGGCGCCATCATCAGCCTCTGGCCGCTGCGCCCAGACCGCGTTGGCCCGATCTATAGTGACAGCATCATCCCCGGCCAGCGCGTCATTTCCGGCTGGACGTACCTCATCCCCGGTACCACCAACTACATACCGATCCCCCGTAAGGACGTGCTCACCTTCGTCAACCCCGACCCGGTAGGCGACAGCGGAGGCATCGTGGAAGGGCTGGGCGCCCTCCAAGTGCTCGCCCGCGAGGTCAGCGCCGATAACCAGGCCTCTACCTTCGTCGGCGCCCTGCTCCACAACCACGCCATCCCCGGCACGATCCTCACCACCAAGAACAGGATCAAGAACGCCGAGGACGCCTCGATCATCAAGCACGCCTTCATGGACCAATTCGGCGGGCTGAACCGCGGCCAGCCCATGGTGATCGACGCCGAGACCACCGTTACCCAGACCGGCTTCTCGCTGCAGCAGTTGGAATTCCCCCAACTGAGGCGCATCGCGGAGAGCCGCATCGCCGCCGCCTACGGCGTGCCGGCCATCCTGGTCGGCTTGCTGGTCGGCCTGGAATCCGGCATCCGCGCCACGATGGAGGAGCAGCGCGAGTACTTCACGGAGACGACGTGCTCCTCGAAGTGGACGCGCTACGAGGGGCAATACCAGCTTGGCGTGGCCGGCGAGTACGACTCCAACATCGTCACGCGCTTCGACACCACCAAGGTCAAGGCCCTCACCAACCAAACCGCGCGGGCCAAGCAACCCCTGATCGACGGCTACAAGCTCGGCGCCATTACCAAGAACGAGTTCCGCGTGCTCGTGGTCAACCTGCCACCCCGCGAGGACGGCGACCAGTACTTGACCCCTATGTCGGGTACCGCCATTGACCCCATGATCGCGGCCGGCGCGCCGTCCAAGCGTGCGCCGGCCGACGCCGGGGACGATCCCGACGGCGGCCCGGAGGAGAAGCAAAAGGCGGGCAAGCCGGCTCCCCAGATCGCTCCCCCCGGTACCCCGCCTGCGCCGGCGCAACAGGGCGGCGCCCAGAAGGCGTTCGCCCTCGAACCCCATGCGCCCAAGTGGCTGCGTGACGAAGTGCATGCAGCCGCCAGCAAGCTAACGGACTGGTACGGCCAGCAAGACGGCCAATTCGCCCAGGCAATGCAGAAAGGCACGGCAGACAATGGCTCCTAGCATCACTCCCTCCAACATCCTGCGCTTCGGCATGCAAGCCCAGCCCACGCTGGACTCCTACCGCCAGAGCACCGGCGCGGCCCGGGTGAGCCTCCATTTGGAGACGGGCGACCTGCCCCCGCTCAGCCCCGTTACCGTGTCCGGCGCCCTCGGCAGCGCCGCCCTGGCTGCCTTCATTGACCGCGCCGCCACCCTGGCCGGCGAGCGTGTAACCGAGCAGGTCCGCGAACGCCTGCGCCAGCAAGCCGCTACCCTCGCCTACGAGGCATACAAGCGTGGATAGCACCGCCGCCGCTCTCCTCGCGGCGTCCGTCGCCCCGGTGTCCATCTCATTCTCCGCGAGCACCAACGAGCTGCAATACCGGCCGTCGCCGGCAGCGGCGCGCGCTGCGCTACGCCAGGCGCGCCTCATCCGTCGCAACCGGCGCATCGTCGCTCAGGCGTGGGCCGACGTACCGGCGCACCGGAGGCCGCATGTCTGACCCCCAGACGCAGGACACCAGCGCTGCCGATCGGCAGCGGGTAGCCACCGCCCTCGCCGCCGCCACGGCGCTGCTCGCCGCCGGGCAAGACCTGGCCGGCGACCCGACCACGCTGGCGGGCATCCTGCGCACGGTCTGGACGCGCACCTATGAAGCGGTGATACGCGCGGAACTAGAGGCCGCTGGCCAGGACGTGCCGGCGACGCTGATTATCAGCAACTCCGACGTGGTTGCCGCCATCGAGCAGCACGCCACCGAGACCGCCCAGGCCATCCAGGACACCCTGCGCCGGGAAGCCCAGGCAGCGTTTGACACCATCCCGTTAGACACGGCGCCGGACGTAGCCCAACGCTTGCTGGTGCGCTGGCTCGTCACGCGCAGCATCCACAAGACCGCCCAGGTTGCTATCACCGAGACCGCCACCGCCGCCGGCGCCGCGCAGCGCGACTTCATCAAGCGCAGCGGCGCGAAGGGCAGCGCGTCCTTCGGCTATAGCCTCCAATGCAAACTCTGCCAGGCCATCGCCCAGGGCAACCCCTACGACCTGGACGACGACACGGTGGGCGAGATCCCGCACCCGTCGTGCCTCGACTACTGGCGCATCTCCTACACGAGCATCGCTACCCCCTGGCACGGCCAGTGAGCACCAACGAAAGGCACCCCATGGCCCCCACCGTCACGACCGCCGACTACGAGCAGGACATAGCCGCCATCGAAGCGGCCGCCAGCGCTCCCCTGCGCCTCTGCACCGAGATACGCCGCCTGGCCGGCGAGGTCGCCCGCTACCGCACCCTGGCCGAGGACGCCCTCACCAGCGCCGACGCCGCTATGCAGCGCGAAGGCCCCTACCGGCTCATGCTCGGCCACGCCGACGTTATCGCCGCTAGCCTCGCGTCGGAGCCTGGCTGCGCCGGGTTCGCCATGCCCCTGGTCGGCGCGCCGGAGCAGGACTATATCGACGCCTTGCGCGCCGCCAACGACCGCTGCGAGCAAGCCGCGCTGCGCCTCCACTCCCTGACCGCCCAGACCCGGCTCCAGGTCGCTAAGGGTGGCTCCCCCGCCTCCCGTTACTGGTAAACGCGCCCCCCCGGCGCGCCACTCTCCCCCCCGTAGTCAGAAAGCCACCACCCCCCATGAAGCTCGTCCAGACCCCTCCTGCCACCGCGCTTGCGGTCCGCTCCGCTGAGGCCGACGCCCCCGACCAGATAGTCGGCTGGGGCATGCCCTTCGGCGGGCCGATCAACGGCCGCGACCTCTACGGCACGCACTTCTCGCTGAAAACGAACTTTTGCTTCGACTGGTTTCCAACGGAGCACCCGCTGCTGTATCAGCACGGCCTGGACCCCAAGACCGACGTGGCCGTCGTCGGTCGGGTCAAAGCCTGGGAGACCAAGAGCGATGGCGTCTGGGTGCAAGCTCAGTTGGACGCCAGCAGCGCCTACCACGAAGACATTGCCGGGCTGATCAGCGCGGGCAAGCTCTACTTCAGCAGCGGGGCCATGGGGCACCTGGTGCAGGAGGACCACAAGACCGGCGAAATCAAGCGCTGGCCCTGGGTGGAAATGAGCCTCACCCCTACGCCGGCCAATATCTATGCCGAGCTGGAATATGCCCGCGTGGCTCCCCACCTGCGCTCCATCGGCATTGACGCCGACGCCGTGCTCGCCACCCTCGCCGCCAAGGCCGAGGAGTTGGACGGCGCGGGCGCCGACGACGCCACCCGCAGCGCACCGCTGCGCAGCGCCGACAAAATCGACGGCAGCTATGAAGACCTCATGGGCGACCTGCGCGAGAAGCTCAACGCAAAAGGCCCGTTTGCGGGTGACAGTTATAGCAGCATCGTCGCCACGTTCGCGGATCATGTGCTTGTCTGCCGCTACGACTACGACTGTGACGACGGCGACGACATGGAAACCTTCTGGGAAGTCCAATACACGCTGGACGAGCAGGGCGAGCCGGTGCTCGGTGACGCCCGCCAAATGGAGCAAACCTACCAGCCCGTGGCAGCACGAAAGTCTGCCGCCGGGCCACTTATCCTGGACGCCCAACGCCTGGCTTTGCACGCCAAAGCCCTGAGCCAGCGCACGGAAGACCTGGCAACGCGGCGCATGGCAGAAGCCCGCAGCATTTCCGGCGGCAACCGGAAGGCCCTCGATCTTGCCATCGAGAGCGCCGACGTTGCCCTGGGTACTTTGCGGAATGCCCTCAGCGGTGCGGACCGAGTACGCGACGAAGCGGTGAAAGCCGCCGCGCTCCGCTCCCCCGCTGCGATGCAACAGCAGGTCGCCCTCCTGGGCTGGTTCCTCGACACGCTGCCCGCCGCAAGCGAGTAGCACCCACTCCCCACGGGGGCGCCCTGCCCCCGTTCTCTCCTCCGCTCCCGGCGCATTGGCGTCGGGCCTTCCACACCCCCCATCGGAGACCAAATGTCCATCAAGGCAGTACAGGACAAACTGCGTCAGGTCGTAACCGACGCGCAGGCCATCGCCGCAAAAGGCGTCTTCTCGACCGAAGACAGCCAGCGGCTCGAAGGTCTGATCACCGAGGGCAATACCCTCAAGGCCCAGATCGCCCAGCATGAAGCGGTCAACGGCATGGCCGACTTCGCCGGTAAGAGCGCCGGGATGCTCGACCTGGCCGGGGCTTCCCAGCTTGGTATGACCCCCGCCGGGGAGACCATGGTGGAGCGCACGACCGTCAACGGCCGGCCGGCGGTGCGCCTGCTCGACCAGTTCGGTGAGGGTCTCGTAGACGACGCGACCTTCCGCAAGATCAGCAGCCCGGAATACAAGGCGGCTTTCCGCACGTATCTCCGCAAGGGCCAGAACGGCCTGAAGTCCAGCGAGATCCGGACCCTGCAAGAGGGCGCCGACACAGAGGGTGGCTTCCTCGTGCCGGAAGACTTTCTGGAGAAGATCATCGCCAAGGAGCCGACCCCCACGCGGGTGGCCGGCCGTGTCACGAGCCTCCAGACCAGCCGCGACGCGCTGGTAATCCCCAAGGTCAACTACGCCGCCGACGATCTGTATACGTCGGGTATCCGCGTTACCTGGACCGGCGAAGTGCCGTCGTCCTCGACCGCGATGCGCGTGACGGACCCCATCTTCGGCCAGGCCCGCATCAGCGTCCAGACCGCCATGATGAGCCTGCCCCTGACCAACGACCAGATCGAGGACACCGCGTTCCCGCTCGTCTCGTGGGTCTCTGGCAAGTTTGCCGAAACGGTAGACCTGCTGCGTGACAACATGGTCCTCAACGGCAGCGGCCAGGGCCAGCCCTACGGGCTATTCCTCGCCCCCGGCGCGGTCAATCAGCCCGCCGTCGTGACCAGCGGCAACGCCAACCTGATCACCGCCGCCGGCCTGGTCAGCACCGCCTTCGCCCTGCCCGAGCAGTACGACGACGCCGCCACATGGGTCATGAACAAGACGAGCACCGCCGCAGCGATTGCCGGGCTGGTTGACAGCAACGGCCGTTACCTGTGGGGTTCCGGTCTGCAGGACTCCGGCTTGGTGCCCAGCATCAAGGACCGCAAGCTCCTGGGCTACGACGTGCTGCTGAGTGGGTTCGCCCCCTCGGTTGCCGCCAGCGCCTACGTCGCGATCTTCGGGGACCTGAAAGGGTATTACCTCCTGAACCGCGTCGGCTTCTCGATCCAGGTCTTGCGCGAACTGTACGCCGAGACCAACCAGGTGCTCATCCTTGGCCGGCTCCGCTTCGGCGGCATCGTGGCCGAGCCGTGGCGCTTGAAGGTCCATCAGGTTCACGCTTAGGCGTGGCCCCCACCCCGCCGGCTCGGCTGCCGGCGGGGTAGCCCTCGGTGCAACCGTGCAGTAGAAAGCAACCCAAACCCCATGAGCAACATCCATCGCTTTGGCGATCACATGTATGTCCATCCCTCCGTCGCCGCGACAATCACGGCAGCGGCCGTCACCGGTACCAGCGTGGATACGCAGGCATTCCGGCGCGGCGCGGCGGTCTTCACCAGCAAGTGCGTCGGCGTGGCCACGACCAGCGATTGCAAGTTGCAGGAATCGGCCGACAACGTGACGTTTACCGACGTCTCCGGCGGGGCTTTTGCCCAGCAGACCACGGCGGGTGGCCTGACCTCCCAGATCCTGAACATCGATCTGGCGAAGCGCGAGCGCTATCTGCTCCTGCTGCAGACCGGAGCCGGGGCTGCCGCCGCCGGCGCCGCCAGCGCCGTGTTCGTGCTGTTCGGGGACTTCGCCCTCGCGCCCACCCAGGACGTGACGGCCGTCTCCGTCTAGCCCCCCCCCCACCGTGCTGACCCCGGCGACGTGCCGGGGTTGGCGCACCCAGACCGCCCCAAGGGAGCACCATGGCCGTTGACCGTTTCGCGTCCGCTTCGGCGGGCCTCGGCGGGCCGCATAGCCGAGCCGTCGCCGTCGCGCCCAGCAACACCGTCGATCTCGTCAACGCGACGCGCGGCGTCTACATCGGCGTGGCCGGCGACCTGACCGCTGACCTGGTCGGGGGCAGCACGAACGTGCTCTTCAAGGCCCTCGCAGTCGGCATCGTCCATCCCCTGCGCGTCTCCCGCATCTACGCCACCGGGACCACCGCCACCTCTATCCTGGCGCTGGACTAACCCATGGCTGCCAAGGGCTACTGCGTGCTGGCCGACATAAGCGGCTATCTCGGCATGACGCTCTCCGCTGCCCAGCAGACCGAAGCCACCAACCTCATCCCCCTGGCCGAAGCCTACATTGACCGCTATACCCGGCGGGCATGGCTCTCGCCGGCCATCCTGGCCGAGCAGTACAAAATCTATACGCCGACCGTCTACCTCAAGCAGCATCCGGTCGGGAGCATCCAGCGGGTGCAGACGCGCACCACAGCCATCAACGACGTGCTCTACCTCTGCGTGGCCGGCGTGGATTATGAGCTACAGGACACCGCCACGGGGCGGCTCGTCTTCAGCAAGGGCTACGCCGACTGGCGCGGCAAACTGCTCGCCTACGTCGATTACACGCCGTCCCAGCCGGTACCCGGCGACATCAACCTGGTCGCCGCCATGCTCTGCGCTCACTGGCTGGTCTATCAGATCGACCCGCAACGCTACGGCCTCAGCGGCTACAACCTCGGCCGCGACGTCGAGGTCAAGGTCGGTCAGTCCTCCCTGCGGGCTATCCCGCTGGACGCCCAGGCCATCCTCGACGGCTATAGCCTGCCGGTGTTCGCGTGATCCCCACCAACGCCGTGGTGTCGATTAGCCGCATGGTCTATGACGCCACCACCAAACAGAACACCCCGACCGTGGTAGCGACGCTCGTCCCGGTCTCGTTGATCCCGGTAGAAAGCCTGTTGCGTCCGGAGTTGATTGCCGGGGAAGCCGCCGCGGCGTTCAACTACCGCTTCTTTTGCGCCGCCTGGGTAGACGTGCGCGACGGCGACACGTTGCAGGGCTACAACCCTACCTCCCTGGCCGTCGCCCCCATCCTGCAGGTGCAGCACGTGGCGGTGCATAGCCCGGCGACCAACCTCTTTGCGTACCGCAGTGCCATGGTGAAGGTGATGCAGCCATGATGACCATGCAACTGCTCACGCACAACTACCGGCTGCCGGCGATTACCGCCGCGCTGCGCTCGGCCACCATTGCAGACGAGGTCGCCCTGGGTATTGAAGCCCTGCTCCTGCCCAAACTCCAGGCGGCGGCGCCGCACAAGACCGGCCAACTGGCAGCCGAGACCCGCGTCCATGTGACGCTCGGGGCCGGGAAGGCCACCGTCTCCTTTACCTCGACGCCCTATGCGGCGTTCGTGGTCTACGGTACCGGCATCTATCACAAGCCCACCGCGCATAGCGGCTGGACCGTCTATGGCCTGCAAGCCTTCGAGGTGAACGGGCAGCAGATCGTCACCATGCGGACGGTCCACAAGGGCCAGCAGCCCAACGACTACCCGCAGCGCGTCTGGCGTCAGGCCAGGCCGGAAGTCCGCGCGCTCGTCGCAGCCGCGGCACAGGGGTTCATGGTATGAGCGCTGCCGCTATCCTGACCGCCCTCAAAACCATCCTGCCGGTGGGCACGCCGGTAGCCAGCGCCAGCGTCTTCATCGAAGCCGGGCCGGATGCCAACACGGCGACCTGGCCGGTGCTCCTGCTGGAAATCCCGTTGGAGAAGCGCAAGCGCACCGCCATCCGGGCCAAGGCGTCTTGCATGACCGTCGTGGCCCTCTATCTCGACCGCTGGGAGTCCGGACCCGGCGGCCGCACCGTCGAGCAAATCAAGGCCGACGCCCGGGCCGCACTGACCCAGATGGTCGCCAACCTCGACGCCAACCCGCAACTGCTGGTCGCCGGTACCGCCAATTGCAACATCGCCGGGGACGAGATCGACGTGCGTATCGACGGCGTGATCAAAGACCAACTCCTCGGCTTCCCCGTTATCCAGGGTTCGCTCACGATCAAAGTGGACGACCTCTGGCAGGCAGTTTAGAAAGGCCACACCCCATGCCATTGCTCGTGTATCTCGGTCAACTCCCGGCAGCGCCTACCGGCATGCCACTCTTTGCGAGCGGCGAGCAGCGCGAGGTAACGGCCGGCGAGGCCGACCTACTGCTGCGCAATAGCTCCTTCCGGCTGGTCGAGCCGGCCGCGGCCGAGCCTGACCAGGCCCCGGCTGCCGAGCCGGCCGCCAACGGCTCCTTCGTCACCGCCCTGTAGGCGCCCACCCGCTCCCCTGAAAGGACGCACCCTCCGTGTCGAACCCCCTGCAATTTCTGAGCAACTACGGCTTCGTTGCGCTGGCCAAAGAGGCCATCGCCGGTACCGCGGTGCCGTCTACCGACTACTTCGAACTGGTGTCGGAGACGCTGATGCGCGACCCCGGTACCAAGCCGGTCGCGGCCATGCGCGGCACGCGCGCCAGCAACGTGACCTACATCCAGGGCGAAGGCAAGCTGGACGGCAACATCGTCGTGCCGTTCGGTCCGTCGATCGGACTGCGTGCGTTGGCTGCTGCGCTCGGCATCGACCACGTCGCCGGCAGCACGCCGAGCAACGCCACGACCCTGACCGCCAACTCGGCCGTCGGCGCCAACAGCGTCGCCCTGACCGCAGTGACCGGCTTTACAGTGGGGGGCTTTATACAGCTCACCAGCGCGACCACGCCGGCGCAGACCGAGGTCCACAAGATTCTCAGCATCGCCGCGCTCGTCGTGACCTTCGCTACCGGCGAGACGCTCGCCAGCGCCTTCGCTACCGCCGACGCCGCGGCGGTGGTCGTGGCCCCCTTTACCCACACCATGACCCCGAAAGAAACCGGACTGCCGACACTCACCATCGAGAAGAATCTGGGCGGCTTGACCAGCCTCCAGTGGGCCGGCTGCATGGTCAGCAAGGCCGAGTTGAAGCTGTCTACGACCAAGGAGGCCGAGGCCACCTACAGCATCATGGGCCAGAAGGAAGCGCAGGTCACCCCGACCACGGCGGCCTATACCAGCGAGACCCCCTACGCGCTCGCTAACATGAGCGTCTCCAAGGCCGGCGCGGCGGACGTGACGCCCAAGAGCGCCACCCTGACCATCGACAATAAGGGCACCGGCGAGTACACCTTCGGCGGGGTGAACACGCCGACCATGATCTACACCGGGCAGCGGCTCATCACGGGCACGCTGGCATATCTGCTGCAGAACATGACCGACTACAACGATGCGCTCGCCGCCACCCCCCGCGACCTGGCGTTTACCCTGTCCCAGAGCGCCAGCGATAGCTGCAAGTTTGACCTGCCCAACGTGGTCTGGGGCAAGCCCAGCATCCCGCTCAAGCTGGGCGACCTGATTCGGGTCACGATGCCCTTCACCGCCTACTATCTGGCCGGCGCGACCACGGACATTACCGTCACCGCCGTCAACGGCGTCTGGCTGGGCTACTGCTAAACGCGCCACCCCGCCGGGAGGCCCCCCGCCTCCCGGCTGCCCCTCCCCGTTTGAAAGGACTCCCCCCCCATGGGCTACAAAGCCAAGACTTCCGGCGCCGAGGTCGTGTCCCTGAGCGCCGGCTATGAAGCAACAATCCGCGTGCTGCGCAAGGCCGACGAGGACGCCTTGCAGGTGGCCCTGCTCGGCTCGTCCAAGAGCCACCGCCAGTATGTGGTCGAGGACGGCATCAGCAAACTGGTGAGCGACCAGACCATCGACAATAGTGCCTACACGCGCGAACTGCTGGTGCGCGGCATCGTGTCCTGGACGCTGGACGATGACAACGGCTCGCCCCTGGCGGTCACACCCGAGACGGTAGAACTGCTGACCGGCACGGATAGCACGCGCCTGGCCGTCGCCATCAAGGCCCTGTCGGCGCGGCTTGACCTCCCAAAAGAAGCCGTCTCTCCGAGCGTCTAAGCGACATGCTGCTGGGGGGGGGCGACCCCTACCCCGGCGACGGCCCAATGCCCCATTTGGAAGCCTGGCAGTTGTGCCGCGACTTTCACTGGACGTACCAGCAGTACATCGAGACGCCTATCGACGTGCTCGAAGTGTTCGCCCTCTACAACGCCGTGCGCTCCGGCGTTGAGGCCATCCCCGCCGACCAGCGTTGAGCGACCAAGGGACGGAGCATGCGCCACACGCATAGGAATATGCGCCACACGCATATCCGTCCCTTTGCTTGTAGGCGTGGGGCAACCGGCCGCTTATAACAAAAACGTGCTGAAAGGCCCTTCGTGGACTCCGCAACGAACGAACTGCTGAATATCCTGATCCTGGCCGAGGACGGCGCCAGCGCCGTGCTGGATGGCGTCTCCGGCCGGGTACTGGGTCTGAAGGCCAGCCTCATGGAGGCCGTCGTCCAGTCCGACCTGATGGCCGCCTCGCAATTGAAGCTCGGCACGGCCATGGAGCGGATGGGTATCAACCTCGGCTCCTGGAGCCGGGAGGCCAATACCGCGGCGACGGACATGGCCACCATGGACGGCGTGGCCCTGGCGAGCACGACGGCGGTCCTGGGCCTTGCCGCCGGCGTCCTGGCCGCTGGCGTGGCTATGGGAATGAGCATGACGGCTGCCGCGCAGTTCGATCAGCAAATGACCGTCGTCGCAAACAACACCAACATGACCAACGCCCAGATGCAGCAGATGCACGACACCGTGCTGCGCCTGGGAGCGGATAGCGGCGCCTCCCTGGATAGCCTTTCCCAGGGGTACATGCACATCACCAACTTCGGCTACTCGGCAGCCGACGCGACGCTCATCCTGACCGCCGCCATGCACAGCGCCGTCTCTACCGGCGCCGACGTGGCACAGACGGCCAACGTCCTCGCCAACGTGATGCACGAATTCAACGTGCCCGCCATCGCCGCCGCCCAGACCATGGACATGATCCATACCGCCGCCGCCATGGGCAATATGACGCTGCAGCAGTTGACCGACGCCTTCGGCCGTACCGCCGCGGCGGCCGCGGCCGTCGGCGCGCCGTTTGACCAGACGCTTGCCATGTTTACGATGATGACGCGCCACGGCTTCGACGCCGCGCAGGCAACCACCCAGGTGGCCGACGCCATCCTGCACATCATCAAGCCCAGCGCCGGGGCGACCAAGGAACTCGAAGCGCTGTCCAATCAGACCGGCATTAACCTCGTCGCGGACTTCAGCCAGGCGGGGTTGCAGGCCAAGGGCTTCTCCGGCATCATCACCGACGTGGCCGCGGCGACCCATGGCAATGTCAATGCTCTGGCCGCGCTGCTCAACGTGGCCCCCCCGACCACGGCTGAGTTGAACAATATGACCCAGGCGGCCAACGGCAACGCCGCCGCCCTGGCTGCCATCGTGCCGAACCAGCGCGGCCTCTACGCCATGATGCTCGCCACCGGCAACGGCGCCAAAGACTACGTCGACATCCTGCACGCTGTTGATGGCTCCATGCAGGGCGCCGGGGTGACGAACACCAGCTACGAGCGCAGCCTGACCAACGTCGGCCAGCAAATGTCGATCCTCGGTGGGAGCACCAAGTCCATCGAAATCTCCTTCGGGGAGATATTCCTGCCGCTCATCGCCGGGCTGGCTACCGGCCTGGCCGACGTTGCCAACGGCATCGAGCACGTGGTCGTGCCCGCCTTCTCGCACCTGTCCCAGGTCACCCGCGGTGTCACCGACGACATAGGAGCGATGCTGGGCAAAATAGGTGAGTTGAACGGCGGTGGCGGCGGCATCGCGGCGAACATCGCGGCGAACCTGCCGATGGTTGGTAACATCTTTGCCGCCGCCGGCACGGTACGCGACCTCCTGTCCCCCCCCGGTAGCACCGACGCCGCGGCGAAGGCCCACGCCGACTCGACCGCCGCTGCCATCAAGGCGCTGGTCGGTCCGAGTGGCGACGCCACCCTGGCGAGCGGAGCCGCTACCGCCGCCGAACAATCCAAAGCCGACGCCAACCAGAAGGCCATCAATAACCTCGGCGTGGCCGAACTGAATATCAGCGTAAAGGACGTCAAGGCCCAATTTGACCCGACCATCAAAGACCTGCAAGGGCAACTTTCCGGCGAGCAGCAATCAACCACGGCCGCCGACGCCGCCGACAAAGGGCGCCAGGACGCGGTCAGGTCCGATTACCAGGCTCGCATTGCCCCGCTGCAAAAGACGCTTGACCTGCAAACCGCCAGTACCCAGCAGGCCGACGCCCTGGACAAAATCACCAAGGACGGCATCAATACCACCTACAACGCCCAGATAGACCCGCTCAAGCGCCAACTGGACCTGCTGAACCAGCAGCACGCAACCGCCGGCGAGATAGCCACCGTCGAGGAAGACGGCATCCATGCCACCTACGACGGCCAGATACAGAGCCTCCAGACCCAGATCGGGTTGCTCTCGAAGCGCCACCAGTATGCCCAGGAAACGCTAGCCGCCGAGAACCAGATCAAGGATGCCCAACTCCAACAGGCCTTGTTGGCAGCCGAAGGCGACCCGGTGAAGAAGGCGGCGCTGGCCGGCCACCTGGCCACGCTGAACATCGAGCAGCAAAAGGCCCAACTGCAGAAGGACATAGACACCCTCACGGCAAAGGATGGCGCCAGCCACTACGGCGGTACCCGCCTGACCAAGTACGGCTACTCCCCGCACAACGGTCCGCAGGCCCCCACCGCAGACGCCGCCGCGGTCAACGCCCTGCAATTGCAGATTGACCGGGACAAGCTGGCCGCGCTGAACCTGGAAGATCCCAACGCCGTCGGCGCCGCGACTTCTGCCCTCACCCTGCAGAAGGCCACCGAAGGGGTGCAAGGGCTGACCACGGCGATTGCCAACGGCAAGGACGCTCTGGCGGCTATCCCGTTGCAGCAGCAGTTGGACGGGCTGCTCAAGCAAGAGAAGGACTTGCTCACCCCTATCGAAGCGCAAAAGACCGCCGACCAGGCCCACTATGACCTCCTCAAGAGCCAGCTTGGGCCCGAGATCGACATCCTCAAGAACAAGGAAACCGACGCCCTGGCCCCGTTGGATGCGGCCATCAAGAAGCGCGATGCCGAACTTGCCGTCATGAAGGCCGACATAGAGCCGCAGATCAAGAAGCTCCAGACCGATGAAGCGGCTCGCATAGCGGACCTCCAGCATGCCATAGACCAGCGTAACGCCGAGGCAGCCCTGGACGAAGGCCGCTTGAAGACGGCGATTGACAACCTGAAAACCGCGGAGCAAGAACGCCTGACACCGCTGCAAGCCCAACTGCTGGCGATCCAGAACCAGAACGCCGCGCTGGACGTCCAAATCCAGAAGGCCGACATACTGAAGAATGGTGGGACGCTACCCGGCGATCCCTCCGTGGGGAAGCCCAACAGCCCGTATAACGTCATTCCCGACCCGGCTGCGCCCTATATCGCGCCGGGCATGCCGGGGAGCACCCTGGATGGCCCGCCGGCTCCGGCCGTCACCGCTCCCCCACCGGGGGGCATGTCCGACCCGCCTCCCGGCGGTATGGTCGCCCCGCCTCCTGGCGGTATGACCGACCCCGCGCCGGGGGGCATGGACGCCTACCACGCCGCGGCGGTCAACTCAGCCATACACCAACTTGGGCAGCCGATCATTGACAAGTGCGAGCAGTTCCTGGATGACCTGTTCGGCGTGGCGAACCGCAAGGGGCGAGGTTCGGCTACCGACACCGCCAATATGTTCGCCGGGCAAGGCTTGCTCCATGGCGGCAGCGCCGCCGATGCGCCAGTCGGCGCCCGGCTGTATTACGGGGATGCCAACGCCAAAGGTCAACTCATTGCCGGGCCCGGGCACGCCGCGCTGAAAACGGCAGCCGACGTCCAGACGGGCAGCGACGATAACGGCGTGGAGGCCCGCCTGATCAGCACATGGCAGCAGGAGGCCCACCAGGTGTTCCTCGGCTGGTACATGGACCCGACGCGGGCCAACGGGGGCACCCAGGGTACCGGCGGGGGCGGCGGGGTGACACCCGTAGCAACGCCCACCACCACAACCGTCACGATCAATGTGACGGTCTCAGCCGGCGCCGTCTCGGTAGAGACGAACGACACCACCGGCCTGGGTGACGTGGTCGGGCAGACCGTCGCCGCTGCCTTGGAGCAGATGGCGCAAAGCCACTCTGCGACGACGCCGGGGGCACGGCGCAGCCTACCCGGCGCGCACTAAAGGGGCAGCATGACCTACGACAGCAGCTTCGCCGGCGCCGGCTTTGATACCCTGGCCGGCTCGCCCGGCAGCGCCGGAGCGACCACGAACATACCGCGCACGTTGACGGCCAACGTCAACGTGCGCAAGATGCCCGGCGGCGCCGGGGTCTACATCGACGTGGGCGGTGTCGGAGCCACCGAACTGGTGCTGACCTGTTTCTTCACCAATCCCTCTGACTACGCCGCGCTCGAAGCGCAGGTCGGCAATACCGGCACGTTGAGCTACTTCGACGGCGCCTACTCGGCGGTGCTCTCGGCACTGAAGCGCACCTACCTCGGCCTGGGAGCCTCGCCGCCCTGCGCCGGCGAAGCGACGTTCTACCGCCAATGAGCGTCACCTTTCGCACACCCCTGGTCCGTGTCTACGTGGACAATCAGCAAGTCACGCAGGTGCTGTCGTGTACCGTCAACCTCGGCTACGACCTGGCAACGGCGCAGGCTGAAGTGCTCTGCCCGGTGCTACCGGCGTGGGCGCAACCATGGAGCACGGTCACTATCTCGCTCGGGGCGACCGCGCACGGCCTGGCGACTCGTTTCTCCGGCTTCCTCGTGGAATTCGACTACTCGCTCTACCCGCGCGCCGTAAAGCTGGTGTGCCGGGGCATGCTCATCCTGGCCGACCGCGACCAGAACAGTACCGTTGGCGGCACCGACATGACCCTCGGCGGAGCCGGCCAGACCGACCAGGCTATGGTCACGTCCATGCTCTCCAATGCCGGGCTGGGGGGAGCCTCCCAGCAGATCGGCGGCACCGGCAAGACGCTGGGCGCCGTCGCGACCGATCAGTTCTATTGGAATGAAGGGGAGAGCGCGCTGGCGTTCATCCAGCGGCTTGAGCAGATCTGTCTCGGCTACCGCACCTATGAGGGTCCTGGGGGGACGCTCTACCGCAGCCTGATTACGCCGGTACCGACGGCCAGCGCCGCCCTGTCCTTCACCGAAGGCGTCGACATAGAGCGCGGCACGCACCAGGACAGCATCCTGGACGTGGCAAACCGCGCCGTGGTGTCCGGCTATGATCCCGGCGACGGCGGCGGGCCGTTCGGCTGCGTGAGCAGCGCCCCCAGCCCGTGGGTACCAAACGCCGGTTACATCACTTTTCAGGTCAATAGTTCGCTCATTGAGAAGGGTCTCATCGCTGACGCCGGCTCCGGCCTGGCCTGCGAGGACGTGGCCGACTGGCAATTGGCGGTGCGGAACCGGCGCACCTACAAGGTGCAATTCACGACCCCCAGGGATGACCTGCTGGTCCCCGGCATGACCATCGGCGTGTCGAGCGGGCGCCTCAACGCCCAAACCAACTACTGGCTGCAACACGTGGACGTGTCGGTAGACGAGCAGGGGCAGTTCAGCCAGGTGGTGACCGGTGTCACCGGGTTGGGCGGCGGCGGTCCTATCACCGTGCCACAGAACCCGCTCGTTGACTTTTCCATGACGCTGGAGAGCGAGTCCGTGCTCGTCGCCGGGGTGGCTACCGTGCTCTATCTGGTCTCGTGTACGGCCTTGCCCATGCCCACCTCGGCGCCGATTACGACCTACGCCTGGACGGCTGCCGGCGGCGGGGTACCGGCGAGCGGCAGCAAGACCACGTTTACCGTCGCGTTTACGTCCCTCGCCAGCGCCAGCATCACGCTCCTCATCACGGACAGCGGCGGCAATACCGGCACTGTCACGAAGGCCCCCCCGGCGGCAACGGCGGCGGTCTACGCCAACCGCAAGCTCTACACCGCCGAGCCGACCCAGGCAGCGGAATTCACCGGGACGGCATGGGTAACGACAGCCCTGGCCGGCTGCGACGCCGTGGCGAACGCCCCGTGCTGGGCCAGCGGTGGAAACTTCCTGGGCAGCGTTGATGACATGGCGACCACCTTCACCTCTACCGCTCCCTCCACCGTAGGCACCATCAATGCCATCTGGGTAGAGACGGACGTGCTGTCCAGCCGGGTGCTGATCGGTGGCAGTACCGGCAACCTGGCCCTGAGCGCCGATGGCGGGCAAACCTGGCTGGCCGTCGCCGGCCCGGGTGGCGGCGCCATCCTGCGCGTCGTGATCAACCGCTTCCTCACGAGCCAGTGGTTCGTCTTGACGGCGAGCGGCCTCTACCGCACCGACAACGCCGGGGGAGGCTGGCTCACCACGCAGGCAGCCCAGGCAGGCGAGACCTTCGTGGAATACTCGGCGGGGGCGAACCGGGGGATGATCGGGATGCGCGGCGGGCGCATGCTGATCGACCGGGATAGCGGGACCACGCAGACCTTCAGCGGAGCAACCGGGACCACGGGCATCGTGGCGGTGACAGCCGACATCAAGGAGGATCGCTTCTACGCGCTGAACCAGGCGGGGCAGGGCTACTATCACAGCGCCGCCGGGGGCAACGCCCTGGCGTCTGGTGCGCTCGCGCCGGCCGTCCCGGTTGACCGCGGCCTCTGGCGGGACGGCGCCCTACGCGACCTGCTCTACATGGCGTGCGGTACCGGCGGCCTCTACAAAAGCGTGGACGGCTTGCAAAGTGTCGGCGGCTTCTACTTGCTTCGCACGGCAGCCGTCAACGCCGTGGGCATCGACGGGCTGTTGTCCAACGGCCCGACCTGCGCCGCTCTGACTGGCAATCAATACCTCCGTTGCGAGGCGGACACCTATAGCAGCGAACCGGCCTCGCAGATCGTCGCGTCAACGACCACCATCCTCCAGGCGTTGTGGAACGGGACCAGCAATAATGCCCCGCCTTCCGGCTGGCAGACGGTGGGCTTCAACGACTCGGCCTGGGTGACTTTCACCGATGCGACGACGGCTTCCGGCGGCGGCGATACCTGGTGGGGGCCGTTCGGCCCCTACCCCAGGGGCGTCTGGAATGTGGCAAACAGCGGACCAGCGGCGGCGCAGGTCATATTCCGGCAGCACTTTACGATGACCAAGAAGCCAAACTCCGTGTTGCTCGGCCTGGACGGGCCGGGAGCCGACGTCTACATCAACGGCCTGTTGGTGTTTAGCAACCTCGCTACCAGCGGCTCGTTCACGGTCCCGGCGTCGGTATTCAAGTGCGGGGCCAACGTCATTGCCGTTTGGTCAGGGAAGGGAGCCGCTGGCTCGCCGTTCCGTTTCGCCTCTTGGCAACTCAGCTTCTCGTAGGGGCATGGACATGGAACCGCAGCAGTCTCAACTCAGTGGAAGCACGCTCACGCCTTCCGGTGGCGGCGGCGGTGGAGCGCCGGCCAGCGCGGCCTCGGCGTTAGGGGTAATGTGGCGCTCGCTCTATGCCCGCGTGCAGGAGATGATCGACGCCAGCATCCAGGCATACTTCGGCAATAGCTTCCGGGGGGGCAAATTCCAGGCGAGCGCCCTCACCGGCACGCTGCCTCCTAGTGTGGGTTTCAAGAACCCGATGACGACGTCAGGCGACCTTATCACGGGAGGGACGGCAGGCGTACCGGCGCGCCTGGGGATTGGCGCCAACACGCAGGTGCTCACGAGTAACGGCACAGCCGCGGCGTGGGCAACCCCGACGCCGCCAGGTATGACCAATCCCATGACCCAGCCAGGCGACCTGATCGCCGGGGGCACGGCCGGCGCGCCGGGACGGCTGGCGAGCACGGCGATGGGGCGGGAGTTGGGCCTGGTTAGCGGCGCGCCGTACCTCGGCGCCCCCGCCGCGCCAACCGTCAACACGGCGACCACCGGGGGGACGGTGGGGGCCTTTTCCGGCTACGCCACTGTCACCTACGTCAACGCACAGGGCGAGACCACGGCATCAGCGAACACCTTGATTAGCCTCTCCGGCTCCACTAACGTCATCACCATCGTCTCTCCCTCTGCCTCTGGCACCGGGAGTCAGGCGGCGACGGCTTACTACGTCTACATGACCAAAGGCGACGGCAGCGGCTTCCCCTGGTTCCTGCAGCAGGCGGCGGGTAGCCCAACCCCGCTCGGTACCAACTACGTGATGAGCGCCCAGCCGAACCAGACCGGCGCGGCGCAACCGGCATCCAATACGGCCGGCTCAGCCATCCCGGCATGGATCGTGCCGCCGACGAGCGGGCTAGTCGACCCCATGACCACGCGCGGCGACCTGATTGCCCGGTTGGCCGGGGGGACGGGCAGGTTGGCGCTCGGGGCGAGCGGCTACGTCCTGACCAGCAACGGCACGGATGCGGTGTGGGCAGCGGCCACCGGCGGCTTCACTAATCCTATGACCACGCTGGGAGACACGATCATCGGCGGCGCGGCCGGCGCAGCCACGCGGCTGCCGATCGGCACCACTGGACAGGTGTTGTCGGTGGTGTCCGGTAGCCCGGCCTGGGCGGCGGCCAGCGGTGGGGGAGGTAGCACGTCGGTAGTCCCGGCAACCTACTCCGTCATCTTGACCGCAGGGGCAGCGGTGACAGATAGCTCGACGGCTTACGACATGCCCGGCTTGTCTATTGCCAACGTGCCGGTCGGCACCTACCACTTCTCGCTGTCCATTCTGGCCGGGACAAAGAGCGGCGGGTATGGCGTCAATATCACTGATGGGTCCAATACGAACCTCTGGCCCACGGCGACCGCGGAGCGCTTCGAGACCTTCACCGACAGTGACGGCTTCGTACAAATGGTGCAGTCCGGCATCTTCACAACGACGGCGGCGGGCACGGTGAAGGTGCGGGCGGCTGCGTCTGCTGCCGTTGGCAACTACACGGTCTATGACCGCCAACTCACGCTGTTGAACCTGTCTGCTGGCGGCGGGGGCACCGGGGGCATGGTCCCCCTCCAGGAGATTGTGCTGACCGCGGCTCAGGCGACCATCGCCTTTAGCAGCATCCCGGCGACCTACCGCAACCTCCGAGTGACCTGGCAGGCCCGCACTACATCAACCTCTAACGGGGACGATGACCTGCGCTTGACAGTCAACGGGGACACCGCAGCGCACTACCTTGATATCTACGACGCCGGGAACGGCTCGTCGGCGCTGTCCGGCTCGGCTGGACCGGTGGCCTTTTCCCGCGTGGGCCATGTGGCGGGCGGCAGCAGCACCGCGGGATACCCCGGCAACGGCTCGTTGCTCATCCCGAACTACACCTCAACTGTCTTTGACAAGACGTGGGAGGCGCACTCCTACGGTGCGCCCGGTCTGTACTGGCTGGATTTCGGCGGGCTGTGGCAGAGCACCGTGGCGATTAACGCCCTCACGTTTGCTCTCTCTGCCGGCAACTTCGCCATCGGGACGGTCTTCACGCTATGGGCAGATGCGAGCACGCCCAGTAGCGGTACCGGCAGCGTCAACAAGGTGCAGTTGGACTATCAGGCCAGCGTCAACAGCACGGTTTCAAGCCTGGTGGCGAATACCTGGACGACCATCTTTCCCGTCCAGTCGTTCAATGTAGACCTGGCTGGCAGCATCATCGAGGTAGATGTGGGTGGGTTCATCCAGATCGGGAATAACGCCACCTCCACGACTATGTTTGCTCGCTTGATTGTGGACAGCACCACCTATTCGACGCTCTCTGGCACCTATATCGGCGGCTCGACATGGGGCAACGCGCTCTCCGGTGCGAGCACGAAGATATTGACCGGGTTGTCGGTAGGGTCACACACGATCAACGTGCAATTCTTTACCGACCAGAACACCTCCGTTATCGCTGATGTAAGCAGCGGCGTCTATCGGAGTTTTGCCATCCGGGTCCTGGAGCGAAAGCAGTAGCGCGCCCGTCCGCTGACATCTCCGGCAGCGGCGCCCTCCTCCGCTCGTAGGGTGAATGACAACGAAGGAGGAACGTTTATGACACCCATGCGCTACCCGGAAGACTACGATCTAGAGCCGTCGGACCGTCCGACAACCGACGTGCCGTTGACCCTCATGGAGGTCATGTGCCTGCAAGACATGACCCGGAACAGTCAGACCTATGACGGCTGGTACGTCGGCGGTCCGCTGAACGACAAGCTGGCCGAGGCCAAGCGGTCGCTGCAGTACCAACACCACCTACAGCGCCGTCCCGCGCTCGCCGCGGAATTGGCGTCCATCCTGAGCGGCGCGTTCGCCGTCGCGGAGGCGTCTCCTCCCGGCGACTAGTGGCGCGCCGCTCCCCTACGCTGGAGACCCCCCTTGCCATGCCCCCTCTCACCGACTTCAACTTCGCGTTTTCCGGCGTGGCCGGCGTCGCCATTGGGGGGGCACTCGCCTTCCTGAACGGACGCGCAACCCGGCGAGCCGACTCCATCGAAGCCATCGTCAAAGAGCGCACCGCCGCCGTCCATAGCGATGCCCAGGACGCCGCGGAAGTAGCCACCGCCGCCATTACGTCCGCCGATGCGAAAGCGGCCAGGCTGGATAAGGCGTACTGGACGCTCGTAGAGGAAATCCAGGGGGAGCAGGTCCGGCTACGCGGCGAATTGCTCGCCGTGCGCGCCGAGATCGCCGCGCTGCGCGCCAGCGAAGGCAGCCTCCTTGAACAGAACGCCGCGCTGCGCAGCGAAAACAACGCCTTGCGGGCCCGGGTGCTCGAGCTGGAGCGCCAGATGAACCTGCGCTCCGATTCCACGACGTCGACCACTACCACAACCGCGACCGCTACGACGGTCGTGTCCTAAGAGCGAAAGGACCCGCTATGCCTGACCCGTTGCGCGGTACCTGCGATACCTGCAGGGAGCCGGACCTGGCCGTGTGGCTCCTCGTGAGTCCCATGGGTAAAACCTACCGGCGCTGCGAGGGGTGCCTCCCCCCGGTGGCCCTGAATATCGTCTCGCGTTCGGCGGCGAGCCTGGCGGCGAGCCGGGGCTTGCGTTTGCTCCGTGGCGGCCGTGCCGCAGCCTAGCACCCGCTACCTGCTGAACATCCAGCCAGAAACGCTCGTGTCCGGAGACCCGGCATTGCTGGCGGCAGCGGTAGACGGCGCCGTCTGGATCGTCCAGCCCTGGACGGAGCAGACGGCGCGTACCCTGCGCGACCGCTGGCCGGGCACGCATCTGGTGCGTCCGTACCCGGCGCCGTGGGACGGCTTCGATTGCTCGGGCTGGGACGGCATCATCCTGGGCAACGAGCCGAACCTCCCCCCCGCCGACGAGGCCGACTCCTGGGGCGCCGACCCCGCCGGCTACGTCACCGCCAGGCTGGCCGTCCTGGCCAGCCTGCGGCGCGCCACCCCCGGCGCGCGCTTCCTCCCCCCGGCTGTCGCGCCGGTAGGGCGTTGGGAGGATGCCCTGGCCCTGCTCGCGCCGCTGGTACGGGCGTGCGGCGTCGGGAACGTCCATCGTTACCACGGCCAGGACGGCCTGCCGACCGCCCGCACGGTGCTCCCCGGCATCGCTGAGTGGTGGGTAACAGAGCAAAACTGGCCGGGTGGGGACTGGCTCTGGCAAACGGGAGATGCCGCGGGCATCGCCGGTTTCGCCGCACGTTGGAGCGGCCATGCCGCTGCCGGGCTGGACGCTCTCGCCCAGCCATCAGTACTCGCCCGCTTCGCGGCGGTGCGCCAGGAAAGGGATACTCCCGTGTTGCACGTGCCTACTGCTTTTGATACCCAGATTGGCCCGGATGGTTCCGGACACGACCGCTGCGCCGAAGCCTGCATGGCGTCCACTTTGCTCGATCCGGGGGGCTGGCAGAGCGACCCCTACCAACTGCTGCTGGCCGTCACGGACAAGAGCAACACGCTGCGGGCTGCTGCCGGCGACGCCTCGCGCGTCGAGACCAGCGGCACGACCAGCGCGCAATTGATCTCCCTGGCCCAGAGCTACGGCTTCCAGGCGCAGACATGGACGGACTGGCAGGAAGGCGTGGACGCCCTCGCCGCCGGTAAGGTGGTGCTCTGCCTCAATATGAACGCGCTGCTGCGCCCGACCAACTACCCGGCGACGGCGGGCTGGTTTGCCGAGCATTGGGTGCGCCTGCGCCAGGTTGTGGACGGCGACTATTGCTTGCTGTTTGACCCGCTAACCTACGTGCCGCAAGCGGACGGCACCGTGTATCAGGGTCCGACCATCCAGACCATTGCCAGCCTCCAGGCGGCAATCCAGGCCACTCCGAACGCGGAGGCCGGCATCCTGGTTTGGAGGTAGCCCATGGTGGCCTGCCTCCCGACCCCACCACGCAGCCGCCTCCTGTGGCTGCTCTGCCTCCTGGCGGTGCTCTGGACGCTCTGGCGCGTTGCGCCGGCGCATGCCGCCGGCCAGACCAGCGCCGCTCCTAACCCGTTTCCCTGGGGCCAATGCACCTGGTGGGCTGCCCAGGAACGCCCCGACCTGATTGGCGCGGTCTGGGGAGACGCCGAGGCATGGGCATGGGAGGCCGGCGCCGCCGGGCGGCGCGTGGATACCTCCCCGGCGCCGGGGGCCATCCTGGTGCTACCGGCGTGGTCCTTCGGCGCCTGGGGCGCCGGGCACGTCGCCTACGTGGTCGCCGTTGGCCGGCTCGGCTGGGTGCTCGTCTCCGAGATGGACTGGCAACCCTGGGGGCCAGGCGTCAACGACTACCGCTGGGTCTGGACCGGCTGGGGCGTGTCCTACATCCATTAGCATGTGCCCGCCCGGCACAGAAAGTACTAACGTGATCGCCCTCGTGCTCGTGCCGTCCAGCGGCAACCTCGTCGGCACGCTGATCGCCGCCGGGGGGCGAGATCCCATCGTGCATATCGCCATCGACATGGGCGACGGCACGGTGATCGAGGAGCGTGGGAACGGCCTCACCAGGTCGCCGGCTACCGTCTACGACTCCTCCTTCCGGCGCTGGGCCTTGTCGCTCACGCCGGAGCAGGAGCAGGAGATGCACTCCTACCTGGTGGCTCGGCTGGTGTTGGACGCTGTTGATCGACAGTCGCCCGGGCCGCAGGCGTTGCGCTACGACTACCTCCAGGTGGTCCTGGACGGGTGGAACCTGCTCACCGGGCAGGAGCGGTGTAGCCCGTTGAAAGGACGAGCCGATTGCAGCGGCATAGCGGCAGAGGCGTGCGCGGCGGTGGGCTACTGGCCCATGCCGTTCCCGTTGCGTCTGGCGGCGGCGGTGCGTCCCGACCAGTGGCACGACATTGTGGACGGCCGGCCGCTGCGCGGTGGCCGGCTGCCTGATATGAGCGGAGTAGTGATGCTGATACCCAGACCGTACCTGTTGCTGGCCGAGAGTGTCGGCGTGGGCGTGCTCGCTGCCGGCGGGGATGCCGTGCAGACTCATCTGCTGAACGCGACCAGCGTGCCGACCCTTCAGACGGTGGGCGGCTGGTTCGTGGCCGGCGCGCTGTCCTGGGCGGTGGCAAACCTGCGCTCCACCTATGCCACGCTGCTGGCCGGGGGCACGAAAACGGCGGGGGCCAGCCCCGTACCTG